TGTAGATGGGTTAGGAAGTTTCTAACCTGTTTAAGGTTAGTTAAAGGATTGTTTAAATATAATCCGCATTAGTTAATAACTAGTGTAGTTATAACGTATGAGCCAACAACTGAAGCTCTAAAACTCTGAATTACTGAGAGGCAATGTTTAAGCAACCTCTTTACAAAGGAAGTCAAGCAATGGATGAAACTTCATCAAACTTGAAACAAACCTTAGAAGCTATTGACAATGTTATAGCTGATAAGAAAATAGCTATTGAACGTGGTGTTCAATTAAGCAGACTTAGAAAGAATACTGACTTCATTGATGTTGTTCTTAATGGATATATTGCGGCTGAAGAAGCTAAGTTATTTAAAATCTTAACCAATCCAAGCGGAGCTAGTCCGTACTCACAAGAGCATATAATGCTTAAGCTAAGTGCTATTAGCGACTTTAAAGGATACATTGGTGCTGAAGACTATAAAGGTTCAGTAGAGATAATGGCAGAGAATGCTCCACTAGAAATAGCGAGAGAGGAACTCTATCGTAAAGAAATAACAGCGGCTTACGCAGAAGGATTATAACCATGGCACACGAAGAAGAAGAATTTAATGAAGACGTATTTGAGTCAATGCTCAATGGGACATTTGAAGATAGTGTAGAGGATGAGGCAGATGCTGCTGAAGATCTCGATAGTGATGAGGACGAACACCAAGAGGACACAGACCAAGAAGAAGAGTCTGAAGATGATGAGGAACTTGATGAAGCTGGCGACGGTGAGCTTGATGAAGACTCTGAAGATTCAGAGGACGATGAGGAAGAAGACACTCTAGTAGAAGATAATGATTCAGATGATGAAGGCGATGTCGTAATCGCTGAGGAATCAGAAGACGATACAGACACAGAAGTACCTAGCGACGGTGAAGTACCAGACACAGATAAAGTTGATTATAAAGCTTTCTACGACGCTGTAGTAAATGCAGAGTTCGTTGTTAACGGTAAGAAGGTTAAAGGATTTTCCGACCCTCAAAAGATAATCCAGTCTCAACAGATGGCTGGAGGTTTCTCAGAGAAGATGGCAGGATTCAAGCAGTATCGCCCATTTATGGCTCCTTTGAAAGATAGAGGTATGCTAGACGATCAAGCTAAGTTTGACTTAGCTATGAACTTAGTGGACGGTGATAAAGAGGCTATTAAGGCACACTTGAAGAGTCTCGATATAGACCCATTAGATCTTGATATGGATACTATCAATTATAATAGAGCATCAACAGTTGCTAGCTCTGATGCGTTAGTGATTGAAGATGTTATGGAAAGAGCTAAGGGTGCCGGTATTGAGGATAGAGTGCGTCAAGTAGTTGGTAAAGAATGGGATTCTGAGAGCTTTGAAGAGTTCGTAAAGAACCCATCAGTACGTGAAGACTTGTTAACACATATAGAGTCTGGGGCTTATGACGCTGTGCAGGATAAGATTGCAGAGATGTCTAGATTAGACTATAATGGCACGTTCGGTTCTATGAATACGATCTCTAAGTATAGAGCAGCTGTAAGACAACTACAAGCAGAAGCACCTGCACCACAGCCTAAGGCTGTAGAGACTGTTGCTAAGCCAGTAGTTGATAAAACAACTGTTAACGCTGAGAAAGCTAAGATAGAGCAAGCACGTAAAGAAAGTGAGTATAAAGCTAAAGCTACTAAACAAGAGGCTGTAATTATGGAACAACGCAAGAAAGCGTCGTCAGTAAGTAAGTCAAAAGTACCTAGTAAGCCTAAGGCTAAGTTTGACCCTATGAAGGTTGAAGGTGAGGACCTAGATAGTCTTATGGACTTTCTTATATCAGGCGGTAGGTAGTAATACCACCCCTTAAACAATAATTAAAGGATGCTTAATGTCTACAAATAAAAGTTTATTTAACACAGGTAAATTTACAACAACTGGTATCGACGAACAGTACCATGATAAGTTCTGGTCAAAAGGTGCAATTCGTGAGTCACAAAGAACTCGTACGTTTACACAACTTGGTGACCGTTTAACTCAGCCTAAAAACTATGGTGATGAGATAGTAAAAGAACGCCAGTTCCCAATCTTACACCCAATGAATAGATTAGATGGTGGTATTGATGCTACAACTGCAACAATGGTACTTGCATCTTTCTATGCTTACAATGCTGCGGGTACTCTAGTTGGTACTTTTGAAACTCGTGATTATGCAACTGCTGCATTAGCTTCGGCTGCTGCTGTTACTGCTGCTGGTGTTGGTGGTACAGTACGTAATGGTGCTGGCTCACTATACAATGGTGATGCTGACTTCTCTGTAATTAGTGGGACATTCCCATCATTGTCTGAAGAAGGTGGTAACGTTAATGGTGTTAACACACGATCAGTAACTGTTCGTGGTAAGGTATATGAGTTTGGTGCTCACCTTAAGTTCACTCAACGTTCACTTGATATGGATACTCGTACTGGTCTTCTTGCTCAGAAAACTAAAGCTCTTGGTGAGTTAAAAGGCGATATCTATGAGCAACAAGTTCAAGCTGACCTATTAGCTGCTTCTGAAATCAACAGAACATTCGCTGGTGAGACTGCTACTTCTCTTGTTACTTGTAATAGAGATGCGTTATTGACATTTGCTGACTTACGTCTTATGGAACAAGAGCTTAAACGTTTACTTGTACCACGTGATACTAAGATCATCTCTGGCTCAACAAAAATTGGTACTACTGTTATCGGTAAATCTTACTATGTGTATGTAGGTCAAGAACTTACTCCATTGTTAGAAGATATGCAACACAATGGTGTTAATGTATGGCGTCCAATTGAGGCTTACAAAGATGCTGCAGGTACTAACGTTGCTGATGGTGAGATTGGTGCAATCGGTCGTTTCCGTTTCATCGAAGTAGCAAACATGATGAAATATCGTGGTGCTGGTGTTGTTGATGGTGTAGCTGATTCAGCTAATGATGTTGCTGGTTACCACTCATCTAATGTTGCTGGCTCTGCTAACATCGCATTTGACGTATTTCCAGTATTGTTTGTTGGTTCTGACTCATTCGCAACTGTTGGTTTCGAAGGTGACTCTGCTCAGATCAAGACTGCAATGCCTAAAGCTGACGCTAACCTAGATCCTTTCGGTAAGAATGGCAGTATGTCAATCAGTTGGTATTTCGGAACGTTAATCTACAAGGCTGAGCGTATCCGCCAGATCGCAACGGTAGCAACGTTAAGCTAACCTGACTTATTCCCTCTGCGTAAGTAGGCTTTAAGCCTGCTTACTGAATACCCCGTCAAGTAATATGCTATAATCCCACTTAACAAACGCATTGGCTGAGATGCCAATAACATAAGGCAATAGGGAAACCTACCCAAATTAAAGGAATTAAACAATGAGTAAACAATTCGAAGATATGACAAACGCTGAGCTTAAAGAAGCTTGTGAAGATTTTGGTTTAGAAGTAAAAGCTAACAACCCTCAGAAACCTAATAAGGCTGAGTACTTAGAAGCATTGGGTGCATTCAAAGCGGCTCAAGACGCATTACATCCTGCAAAGGATAAAGAAGTACTTACTCCAGTTACTGATGGTTCTAAACGAAAACCTCAAAGTAAGGCACAACTAATCAAATTAGACTTGTTTAACAAAGTTAGAGTTATAGTACATGATCAACAAGAGGCTCAGACTAAAGATGAGTTAATCTCAGTATCATGGGGTAACAGAGCAACTGGTGGTCAGACAGATATGGTTGACTTAAGTGGAGAGCCTCAGTACCTTCGTAGAGGTGCAATTGGCAACTTAAAAGAAGCTACAATGACAGTACACAACTCTAAGGCAGATGGTGGTTGGTCACCTGTACCTAAGAAGAGATTTATTGTAATGGAAGTTGATGCTATGACTCCAGAAGAACTGGCTGAGTTGAAGAATAAGCAGAAGCTACGCAGTGCGAAGTATGCCTAAAGGCAACTAGTTATATAGAGGCTTCTTAGGAAGCTTCTAATATAAATATAAACAAAGGGATTGAATGTC